GTTTCCCAGTCACGATCTTGTAGGTAGCTTGAAGTTAACAAACTCTACAATGTCTGGATGGTCACAGTCTAAATAGGCTGCATAGCTTCCTTTGCGTGTCTTACCTTGTTTGTATGCTGTCATCTGACCGTCTGTTACTTTAAGCATCGGCATAACACCAACTGACTTCTCTGTAACGCCTCGGACACTAGACCAATGACCACCTACACCGCCACCTTTAACTGATAACCAAGCTGTCTCTGCGTGATGTTCTATTAAGCCTTCTAAGCTGTCGTCAACGTATGACAGGAAACAACTGATTGGCAGGGCTTTGTGTTCCTTGTTAGGCTCTGGAGCGTTGCTTAGGATTGGTGAGCTAAACATAAACCAACCTTTAGATACATAGTCGTAGATGCGTTGTGCTAGTCCTAAATCGCCTGCACAGTACGCTACAGACGCTCTTGCATACGCTTCTTGTGGACTCTTCTCGCTGTCTAGCATGTAGAAGTCTTGTAGCAATGTTAACGCCTGTGGTGTCAGCGTCGTGTCACGATTGAAGTCTGCGTTAATCCCATGAACTTGTGTCATCTTCTATATCTCCTGCTAAAGCATCATATTGTTCTATTATTTTATCTTCAAAGGCTTCAACAAGCATCTCGCTGTTAATCTCTAGTGTTTCTAACAGGGTTACTTCGTCTATGCGTTCTAGCTTCTGTTTTAATTCTTCAATGGTTAGTGTCATTAGAACACCTGACGCATTTTCTGTAAGTAGTGGATTGCCTTGTCGATGTCTGCTACACCACCTTTCTCTTGGAATCGTGACACGTACTTAATCACATTGCCTTGTAGATAGCCTATAAAGGCTTCACCACTCATCAGACTCTCCATATACTCCCAAGGCTGTATCGGTAGGTTGTAATGGTCAGGGCATGACTCGTTAGGGTATTGGCTCTGGTCGTAGTGCAGTCCGTCGTTGCCGTTCTGTCCAATAACATCCATTCGTTCTTCTAATGCGTCTTTTAAGTTTGCTTTTGCTACGTAGTGTTCCCATTCTTTATTTGTTTCCATTACCAATTGCTCCCATTTTTTATTCCTACTGTATTTGGCGTTGAGTTCTTCCATGTGCTTTAGCATGTCTTGTTCATTTGTGTATTCACCGTCTTCATTCATAATCAATCCTTAACAAATACACCGTCAATCATTGTGCCTGTACGGTCTTTAATATCATTGTATGCGTGTTCTAAACAGTCCTCTATAGTTAGACCATTGCGTGTGACCATGTTAACCAACACTACCATGATGTCGCCTACGTCATCTCTAATGTCTGTATCGTTGTGTATGCTTTCAGCTAACTCACCAACCTCTTCATGCAGCTTCATAAACTGTGCTTTGTCTGTTGAGCCGTTAATCAAGTTACGGTCATGATGCCATTGCCTAATCTTATCAATTAATTCGTTCATGATTTTAAGAACTCCTCCATAGTAGGCAGCTTGTCAAGGTCTGAACTGTACTGAATAGCTATGTAGTCTGCTAAACGTTCTGCACTACGGAAATGTTGCTGTGCCTTGTCTAAATAGTTGTTGTCTTCGCTATCGTAAAATGTCACATCCTTCATTGATTTGAACGTCTCTGCTAAGGCTAATTCACTGTAATACGCTTGGATGGTTCTAATTCTTTGCTGCTGTTCTTGCATTCTTTCGTTCCTCTGCTGTCTTTTTCTTGTGGCATTCTTTACATAACAACTGTAAGTTGTCGGCTTCACATAGTAAGCGTTCAACAAATGCGGGTAAGTCTTCGTATTTTAGTAAACTCCCTGCCGGTTCTATGTGGTCTACCTGTACGTCCTTACCTTTGAATATGCTGTGACACGCTTCGCACTCGTATTCAAACTTTGTTCGTTTGTCACTACCTGTATAAGGGAGTTGCTTGCTTTTTAAGAATTGATGCTTCACCGGATAACGTGACCAGCTTTGTCTTAGCGCTGAGCGTATGAAGGAGAAATAACGACTTCTCGTCCATGTACCTCCTGCCCTGTCCTTCACTCCTCTCATAACCAACCCTCCTTTTTAGCATGTGCTTCAAAGTCATCATCGTCACTCCTAAGCATGTACAGCAAATGTCCATTCTCAATAGCTCTGTCAAGTCCTAGGTGTTCTACAATACAATTCCAACGTTCCTTGTTGTTAAGCTCTTGTAGTAGCTTCTGCGACTTCTTATCACCTATGCCATGTACACCTTGTATGTTGTCAATCCTATCACCTGTCAGAAACTGCTTAAAGAATCTCAAGTCTGCTTCGTCCTGTTCCATGTAATACATGTCTTTCTTAACAAAGTTGTAATGCCAACCAACTACTTGGTCTAGGTCTTTGTCAAGTGTAACAATTACTGAAGCGTCCTTGTCTTCAAAGTTGTTGGTTAGTTCGTGTTGTCGTATTGCTAGTTTATCGTCTGCTTCCATGCCGTCTGTCACTATAGCGTCCCACTTGTCAACTAAATGTTTGCGTATTGCTTTATAGTGTATAGGCTTTGCAGTGTCTTTGCGGTTGCCCTTGTAAGGTATTGTAACTGCTTTATCGTGTCGGAAGTTATCTTTACCTGTAAGGTGCATTTCCCATTCAAAGACTTCTGGTAAGTCAAGTAGGAATAGGTTCTCAATGAACGCATCAACCTTTGAAAGCGCACGTGGTTCAGCGTCATCATTGCTCACTGAACCAACTCGATAGACTAGAATATCACTGTCTACTAGCGCAAGCATTACAAGACGTCTAGGTCATCGTCAACACCTGCACCGACCCCCTCTGGATTGTATTCAACAAGCTTTGTAACTACTAGCTTGCTTAGTTGTGGGAAACGTCCGTACTTGTTCTCGTAGAAGCTGATAGTAGCGATAGCTTCTGAGCCGTTACCGACTGTACTGCCGTCCATCTCGCTGCCTGTGCTGTCAAAGACACGAATAGGCTGAACAGACTTACAAGTGATTTTACTGCCCATACCCTCTTTATCATACACTTTCATTCCCAAGCCCTTGATAGCACCGATAGCTTTGTCTGATAGCTCTGCTAAGGATACTTCATACTTAGGGTTGTCTGGGTTGAAGCGGTCGTTTGCGACTGTTAGATATGGATACATGATAGTTGCTTTGATTTTTAATGTGTCTGACATAATAATTTTCCTTTCGGGTTATTGTAAAAATATATATATAGTTTGTTACTGTCTATACTATATATTATAGCATGGTTTTTGTAGGCTGTCAACAAGATACTTTGTATTTATCACATTTATATTTTTTATCGCTATTGTGTTTTTAGTATTAGTGCGTAGCATTCCATGAGTCTCCTATTTGATATTCAGCATCCACTGGTATTCTAAATCTTAACACTTCACCTGCATTCTTTGCAGCCTGTACCATTAACTGCCCTGCTAATTCAGCTTGTTCAGGTGGTACACTTGCCTGTATCTCATCGTGTACCATAGCTACCTGTGTGAATTTAACTTGATGTTCACGCATTAGCTTGTGTGTTTCTACAATCCACTGTTTAGCTACGATAGCTCCTGCTGACTGTAACAGCATGTTTAGTGCTGAGTGTTCGGACTGTACTTGAATGTAACGTCCGTCCATAGCAGGTACAGCACCTTTGCGTGATATACGCTGTACTTTCTCAATCAACTTAGCAAGGCTCGGTACACTCTTCATAAACTTAGACTTCAATCTACCACCTGCTTGACTACCTTTGCCGACAATCTGACCAAGCTTTTCAGCACCTGCACCGTACAGGAATGCGTAGATGAATGTCTTGGCATTGTCACGTGTTGGTAGACCTGCTGCTTTCTGGTTGTAGGTGTGTATGTCACCGTCTAATATCTGTTCTGTGTACTTCTTATCCTGCATGTAGTGTGCTAAACAGCGTAGTTCAATACCTGATAAGTCAGCTCCGACCAGTACTTCACCCTCATTAGCTATGAACAGGCTACGACACTCTGCACCATACAATGACTTTGTACTAGGTACTTGTCCAAGGTTAGGTGAATGATGTGCCATACGGTTAGTAACTGTGCCACAAGTGATGACACTACCTCGTATCTTGCCGTCTGAACATACATTTTTAATCCACGATGCAAGGAAGCCATCAGTCTTTTGTAGTGTTAAGTATTCAGCGATAGGCTTCGCCTGTGGTATGTCTATGCCACGCAACACTGTCTCGTCAATCTTAGGTTGTCCACTCTCAGTAAACTCGTTAGGTTGCCATCCAAGGCTTTTTAGCCTATCTCCTATCTGCTTACGACTACCTACGTTGAAGCGTGTTACTTTGTCTTTTAATCGTTTGCCTGTTTTCTCTGAAATACGTTCTTCCACAATTGGCGGAAATACAGCTTGCAATTCATCTGTAATAGTAGCCATTCTATCTGCAACTTCTGCTTGTAAAACCGTAGCACGTTCGAGGTCGAAATTGAATCCGTTTCTCTCCTGTCTTGAAATATGGACTGCAACGTCGTGCTCAAGTTGTAACGCTTTTTCATAATGACCCCAAGTGGTTAGTTTAGTTAACAAGTGTTTATAGACTTCTACGTTTAACGCTACGTCTTGCTTGCAGTAGGTTAACATCTCTTCGGTAAGACCGCCATCAAAGTCTTCGGATGCAAAGTTAATCTTATCATTTCCCATAATCTTACCCCAATTCTTAAGCGAGTGACCGCCCTCTAGGATTGGATTAAATAGACGTGACATCATTAGCGTGTCATGTACTTGGTTAGGTCGTAATGTAACGCCCCACACTTGACGCAGGACAGGTGCATCGAATCCTATGATGTTATGTCCTACGAATAAGTCATAGTCCTTTACAACGCTTTTCAGACGCTCTGGTGTGGTATGTACAATGACTTCACCAGTGTCTATGTCCTGTGTAACAGCGCACCATATCGTGTCGTGTTTCAGGTTTGTTTCTATATCTATTAAAAGTCTTTTCATTATTTATCCATGGTTGGCATATTCGCCATGTAAAGTTTTACGGGCGTTTTTAACAGCGTGTTCAGCTTCTGTTAAGTTTGTGAAGCTGCCTATGTGTTGGTTTTTATTATTTGCTCTTACTTGTACTACCCAATTGTTATTTTTTTTGTTCCAGTGAACACCCTTTACACCTGATTTGTTGTCTGTGCGTATTTTAGCATTGTGTGAGTTTTGACTATACGTTACTTCACGTAAATTTTCAATGTGGTTATCTAGCCTATCGTTGTTGATGTGGTCTAACACTTTAGGTGGTTGTTCCTTGTTAACTAAAAACCATATTACTCTGTGTGTTTGATATAGCCTGCCTTTAAACCTTACTATTTTATAGCCTCTACTATCAATGCTTTTGGCTTCCTCTCCTACTTTAACTTGTTTAGCTGTTGTTTTTTCCCAAAACAACTTGCCATCTTCGTACCGTAAATAATCAACAATATCTTCAGGTATTTTTATGGTCATCGTGTTTCTCCAAATATTGTATTGCTTTGTTTAATAATTCAGGTTTGTCTTTAAAACTACCTATACCACTGTTACATCCGTTACATAACAACTCCCTAACCTTACCAGTGGTGTGGCAGTGGTCAACTGCAAAGTCCTTTCTATTGTCTTCGGTTGTACAGTTACATATAGCACAACGTCCATTTTGTAGCTGATACAGTCCTTTGTAGTGTATCTTCTTCCTGGTGTAGTTCGCTTTGCTGCATACTTTACAGGTTGAAGCTAAATTATCAGGCTTGTAAGCGTTGTTTGCAAAGCTGTCAAGTGGTAGCCATTCTTTGCACGTGTCGCACTTTTTTATTTCGCTTGTCTCGTTTAGTTCTTTCTGTAAACTCTTCAAGTCCAAACCTAGGTCTAGTTCTGGTTGTCTTTTCATAGTTATTGTTCCCTGTCATAATTCTACTTCCCATTCTTCTACGGCAAACCAGTGCCAAGACGTGTAAGGTTCTTCTTTTTTGTATCTCTCTATCGCCTCTTCAGCCGACTCTCTACTTGAGTAAATACCTATGATGCTTCCTCCTTCAGCAGGTTCGCCGTGCATTGCTGTGTATACTTTTTGATTATTCATAATTATACCTCATCTTTGAATAGCTCCTCAAGAAGCTCTACTAAGTCTACGTCTTTAGGGATGTAAGCAAAAGGTCCAGTGTGACCACATTGCTTTACAGTGTTGCTAATCCCATATGCTTTAACATACACACCAACTTCTTGTTTAAACGCTTGAATAATAACTTCTTGGTAACTCATAACTCAACCTCACAATTTATCAATGATTGCTTCTGCTAAACATTCATACGAATCATCAGTAATACAATCTATATCATCACCATAGTAACCTGTTACAGTGCTTTCTAAACTTTCAATGATACTAAGTAACGTTTGCTTTTTGTTGTTGCGTTCAATGAATTGGTCGACTTCATCCATCGTGCTGTATACGTCGAATTTTGTGGTGCTATGTATTTTATCATAGTATTCAAACTCAACATATAATACGCCATGCTCAGTGTCTAGGGTAGGAGTAATCGTGTATTTACTAAACTCGTTTTCAATATTCATAACTCAATCTCCCCGTTGTTTAACATGTCACATAGTTTTTTAGCACATTTCTCGGACATGCGCACAGTGCCTAGTGACGGATAATAATCAGATCTTTTGTAAACCGTATAACTTTCATCATAATCTTTAAATACTTCGGAATCCTGATTGTCTTCACCTAAGTCAAACTCTTCAACAAACTGCTGTATTATGTGGTAATTGCATACTGCTTTAGGTACTGCTGCATCCGTACAAATACCGTCCTCACAAGCCGTTTTTATTATATATCTAGGAGTCCATATAACTTTAGGTTTAACCCTGTATACCCTAAATTTATCCCATGAAGGGGTGGTAATATCTCTCCATTTATCTAAATTATCATCGTATATCTGTATCTCAGCACCGTCAGCCCATGCTTTAATTTCTTTTGCGTGTTTGTGTTGTTTCATAATGCTTCCTCTTCAAAAGTCTCTGTCATTCTACCAGTGTCCAAGTCATATAACAATTGACAAGCCTTACCAGTTACCCCTGCAAACCTATTCTTCAATACACGAACATGTGTGGTGTTTCTAACTGTCGGGTCGTCTGCTTGTCCGTTACGTTCTAAGCCCAACACCATGTCACTAAGCTGTGCTATACTACCTGAGCCACGTAATTGTGCCAAGCTCGTGCTAGCACCTTCCTCGTGTCCTTTCTTATCAGGTCTTTTCAGGTGTGACACAATAATTAGACTGATATTTGTTTCCTGTACCAGTGTACGTAACTTTGTCATTATCTCGTCTATTGCTTTACGCTCGTCGCCGTTGTCCTGTGCTGATACAATAATACTAACATGGTCTAAGAATATGTACTGGCAATCGGTAACTCTACTAAGATAGCGAACACGATTAACAATATTGTCAATACTACTGCTCCCAAAATGGTCAAACATAAATATACGGTCTGTTCCAAGAGTTGCTTTGAACGCATCGTCTTTCTCTTCCTGTGTAGCCTGTGTAGTTGGTAGGTGTAAAGGCTTGTTGGCATGTAATGACATGATACTTAAACCAGTCTTACGTGTACTTTCTTCTAAGAACATTAAGCCAACGTTATCACCTGTGTTTTGTAATATGTGGTAAACAACTTCACGTAGGAACTGACTCTTACCTAAACCACTACCTGCCGTTACTGTTACCAGTTCACCCTTACGTATGCCGTATGTAAGCTCGTTTAAGCCCTTGTAAGGGTAGTCACAGTCAGATTTCTCTAAAGGCTTCATAACCTCATCATATAAGCTTGCACCGCCTATGATGCCGTCTGGAGTCCATCGTTTAGCATTCCAAAACTGTTTCATTGCTTCAGCTGATTTGTTAGCCATTAAAAAGTCTGAACAGTCTTTAAAATCAGGTCTGCCACCAACAATCTTAGCTTTATGTCCTAACACTTCAGCACATTCGTTCGCAGCTTTAACGCCTGCATCGTCATTGTCAAACCATATAATCACTTCATCAAATGAATTAAGGAAGTCGTAGTTGTTCTTAACGTCTTTTAAAGCCGATGTAGCACCGTTCCTGACACTAACGCTAGGTGTTGCATATCTACCTGACATTTGAAAGAATGACATAGCATCAAACTCGCCCTCAGTGATAACAACAAACTTACCACCCTCTGCGAACTTATCCTGTCCGAATAGCTGTGTAGCGTCTGTGAAATTACCCTCTATCTTAAATAACTTTTCACCGTTAATGCGTACTTTGTAAGCCTTTGCATTATCAATAGGGAAATATAAATCGTCGCCCTTATAGCCAACATTGTAAAACTTACACGTATCAAACGCTAACTTCCTGTCTGCTATCGCCTGTATATCTAACTTGTGTTCCATTGTTTTTCCTTTGTAGGGCTTTACAGCCTGTTTACTATAACTGTTATCACCCTCATATCTGCGACCGTTACAACTAAAGCAATTACCCCAATCATTTTCGTCTATTGCATAAGCGTCTGAACTGTCACACATAGGGCATGGTAACCCACTCTTAACATAAGCCATTAATCTCTCCTATATAGGCTTTTTAGTTTGCTTTATAGTGGTTTTTTGTAATGGTAACAAAAACCATTCTTAAAAGGCTTTGAAGCAAACTATATAGTAATATTTTATCATGTTTTTCATTCGTTGTCAATAGTAGGAGCGTAATCATTTACAAATAAGTTTATGCTACTGTCTATTAAGCCATGGTCTACAATACCAGTGTCGTGATTTGTTGCCACTGTTACATCCTCTTTAACGCTATTATAACAATAGTTACATAAATCTAAATACTCCCCATCGTTATTGCGTCTTGTACTCTCATAATCATTTAATTCTACGTTACATGCTAAACATCTCATTATTCAAAATCCTCATATATTGCCCAAACAATGCCAATTATAACAACCATCCATAATGTAAACTCCAAACTACTCATCTTCTAACTCCGGTAATATGTAAAATTCTAATTCAGGATATGCAGACTGTTTATTCATCAAGAACGCATAAGCCCTACTCATCGTCTTAAAAGCTGCCAGTTCACTCTCATGACCTGTCTTAGTGCAACATTGTATCACTATAAACATAGTTGTTCAACTCCCCTGATAGGTGTTTGATGGTGCACTCCGTCTAAGTGCATCGCCTCCACAGTGAATGTATAGTTTTCGCCATCCTGCCAACTGCTATTATTATGGTCTAACACGTATCGCCTCGCTATGTGAGCGGATTTAAAAGCCTTGACAAGTTCTGAATAACCTTTTTCGTTTCTCTTTGTTACTATATAAATCATAACTCACCCTCTATTAAGCCCACCACGACGTCGAAAACATTATCCGGTACTTCGTTACCTTCTTTGTCTGTAAATCCTACACAGAGTTCCTCAGCGACTTTAAAGGCTATTACACTTACCATGTACTCATCCACATTACCGTAATACCCGTTTTGTTCTAAATAGTCTATACAGTTTTCAATCATAATTCAACATCCCCATTATTCAGCATCTTGCATAGTTTTTCAGCGCACTCTTTTGACATGCGAATAGCACACACTGAATTTGACCAACTACCGCAATTTCTGTGGCGATAATAGCCAACTTTGGCCTTAAGTACTTCGTAATGTTGATTATCCCAGTCATTCTCATGCTCACTTACGAACTGTTGTATTATGTAGTAATTGCATACTGCCTTAGGCACTGCTACATTCATACAAATACCGTCCTCACAAGCTGTTATTAGTCTATATTTTGGATTCCATTTAGGTTTAGGTTTAATTCGATACTCTAGTGATTCAGACCAATTTGGATTAGGTTTATAGAACCATCTACTTGTAAATCTACAATAGCACTCTATCTCAGCACCCTCTGCCCATGCTTTAATTAACTCTGCGTGTTTATGTGGTTTATTCATAATTTCAATTCTTCTATTTGATAAGGTTTTAAACCATAGTAGCCAATCAATACATTAATAATATCATCATTACTATATATTATGCCTAACGTGTCGTAACTATCCTTAATTTCTCTGATCAGTACGTGTAAATCTTTCATTATTTTAACCCTCTTAATATATGCGCTATTACATCAACTGTCCAACCATTACCAAGCATTCTATAACGTTGCGTATTAGATACATGATTAGTATAATTATCAGGCACTGTTTGCAAGCGCTCGCACTCTAAAGGTGTTAGTTTTCGCCACTGTTTAGGCTCTACAAAGACTTTAGGTTCACGATTACCACCACCCATGCTGTTTAGTGTAGGTGCTTTACCTTTCGCATGGTACACACGCTTAAGGGAGTCATGCCCATTTAACTCTGCTTCGCCTATATGGCATAGACCGTCCGATGAAAAAACCAATTGTCTGCGGTGTTTCTCAAAATAGCTTTTAAGGTTACCGCCTTTAAAGTAATTGGCATCAATACAATGCGCTTTTTCTCTATCAACCATACCACCCTCTAAAATGTCCGACAATATCACGCCTTTGTCTTGTGGTTGTTCAATACCATCAATATTCGTCCAATAATATCTGCTACGTGATTGCGCACTAACTAGATTAGAGTTAATTAATATCTTGTTAACACTACCTAACGCCTTAGCGGTATGCGTGGTGATATATTGCTCAAATTCACGCTTCATCTTAACATTTTCGATTAAAAACTTAGCTTTAGAATTTGCCGATAAAACCTTAGCTATAATATCTAACATATCCCAAAACAAAGCCCCTCTCGCATCCTTATCGCCTAATTGCTTACCTGCCACGCTCCACGCTTGACAAGGAAAACCACCAGTTACCAAGTCAATACTAGACCAATCAATAGCCCATTCACGCCATTGTGTAACATCTCCCAAATGGACTGTATCGGGATAATTAGCCTTTGTAACCTGTATAGCATACTTATCTATCTCGCTTGCATAGTATTTATCCACTTGAACACCTAGCCTATTGAGTGCTATTTGACCACAACTCATTCCATCAAACAAACTTAAAACATTCATTATTCAAACCTCGTTGTATTGTTTTCATAGTATCTTGCCTCACTAGCTTTCTGCGCTATCATACTACGCTTATGCTTAACACTAGCCATATTGTAACTAGGTAGCCCTCTGTAAAGCTCAGTAAAGCCTTCTTTAACAGGATACAGAACCGAACCCATCCCACGATTATAAATCGCATAGTCAATCAATAATGCACCTGTTACGTTGTTCTTAATATATCTAAACATTGTCTGATTGTTCCTGTATAGCCTTGTAAGGCGTTATAATGTAGTAAGCTAAGCAATCCTATTGGTGCTATTTAGGACTGCCTAGAATGCTTGTGTTAACGTCCAAATGTTTGCCCTAGGTAGCGCATTGCTGAGCCTTTCTCGAAGTAGAAAGACTTCAATCCGAGATGCACCATGCGAAAGCATTTACCACTTTGCAACCCGTAGCGCTTCTTGTGTTTACGTACTGCAATAAACCCTTTCCCAAACATGTTATTAAACATAATGCGACCATTCTTTAATTGTGTCATCTTTACTTCTCCTCTGTTTTAAAATCTAATTGTGTAAGGTTATCGGCAAACAATGTTACATCATGCTTGCCTGTTTCGGTGGTTATAACCAACGTTTTAACCTCTGTACCACTACTTAATGTATTACTTTTTACTATAATACTTTGAATTTTGTGTATTGATATATCCAACATATATAAACCTATTTAATTAATTGCTTGATGCGCAGTGCATCCTGTATAGCTGCCAAGTGTTATGTATAAGTACTGGGCAGATATAAGGGATAAACTAAACCGCAAAACCTGTTTTAATTGCTAGTTGTTTTACAGCATTTGTACCTTTTAACTTTAATCCGATGATGCGCCCTTGCTTATCCTCGAAACGTCTATCATGCTTATCACCATTGACAACCTCATAGCCTAAATAGGCATCTGGCACACTGTCAATAAATACTACAGCAATATTGTTCCCACTGTCCATGACTTTTTTAATCTGTGCCGGTGTATGTTTCTCATGCTTGCTAAATGTAATGTGAACATTGTCTAGGCTATTGAGCTTTTTGATAAGGTCGACACGTTTAGTATATTCATAGAATTGTACCATCGGGAACACTTTGTAAATATCCGACCAATCAATGTCACTAGTACCATTTAGACGGATGGCTAGTTTCTTGCCTTGTTTTTCAGCTTTGGCGAGCTGCTCGGCAATCTCACCCTGTAATTGCATCATGAATAATGTACGTTGTTCAAAGTATTTACGTGTACGCTCTTTACGGGCGTTTACTGCGCTTGACATTAACATTCTACCGCTATTGATAAGGCATGATGCTTTACATCCCTTGCTTGCGCCTTTACATACGTCTTGATTATAGTTTGGGTCTAAGTACATAATGGCATTAAGATAACTATCGTTTTGTGATTTATCTAGTTTTGCGCTTGATTGTGTAAGTAGTTTCATAATATTACCTTTGTTTGTTTAAGTTAATGTTCACATGATAATACACTGTAACACAATGCATTATATATGTAAACACTATTCTATAATATAATGTTCACCTGTAATGGTTAAGATACCGCTTAAACTCCAACCATCGAGACGATACTCGGTTAACTGCTCGATTGCGTGTGACATGTCGTAAGCTTCAATTATAAAGCCGTTTGTATTGTTGTTAAATGTTAGTGTGTAGTTAGTCATATAATTCCCCTTAGTTGATGAATCAATTATACATCATGTGTTTTTTGTGTCAACACTTTATTTGTAATTATTTTACTGGTCGTACCACTGGTTTATATTATTATATATGTGCGCATACATGTAGCAACAACCATGCCAACATTACATAAAAAGTCTATTTGCCCATAACTATTTGTTTTAGATCGTGACTGGGAAAC